TCCGGTTCCAGAAGTCAGAGGGCTATACTGAATCAATGCCTGCGCCCAATTGATCGTACTCTGCAACGTATTCAAAATTAACTCCCGGCGTACACTTCTTCAGGTTCGTTTGCGGGCTTAAATATCGGTTCGGCTGAATAGCCGCTAGGACTCTTATATATGGCCACAACACCGCCCGGGAGAACTTTTGCGTGATCCATATCGTCGTGGAGAAGACGGCCGATTTCTTTCACAATTGATCCATGCGCCCCTATCAGGACGGGCGCGTTACTTGATTCACCGCGGTGAATCAGATCTAGCATCTTGCTATCAACGCGTTTACGAAATCCCGCGACCTTCTCACCGCCGGGAATGGTTTCCTGGGGGTGTTCACGATACCACTTGAGTTCTTTCAAATTCTCTTTACTCTTTGGCTGTCCGGCGAGTTCTCCAGTATCCAAAGAATCGAGAGACTTCAACGGACGCATTTTTATCTTATTTTCTTTCAGAATAGGATTGAGGGTTTGCTTGACGCGCTTCCGAGTACTTCCATAAACCCCGTTAAACTTCTTGCCTTTAAAAAACGCAGCTAATTCTTTAGCCTGTTCTCGGCCTTTATCGTTAAGATCGATATCCAAATCCCCGCGAAACTCGTTCTTATCGTTAAGGTCCGTATCACCGTGTCTGATCACTAAAGCAATTATCTTTTTCATATTATCAACGAGTTGGGTAGTTGAAGGGAAATTGGGGCCCGAGGAAGCGGTTCCTGCCGGGCGCTCCGCCAAGAATTCCGCGATCGGGCACGAAGGTATTTTCTTCCGTTTCACGATCTTCCTTGGCACGAAGTTCAACCAAAGAACGAAGCCAATGCTGCCACGCGGGTTCAAACTTGCTATAGACTGCTTTCAGCGGCGAGAACCGGTAAAGCTGGGCAATCAAGCCCATCTGGAAATGTGGCTCGAAGTCATCCGGAAACGGAGCCAGAGTCTGCTGGACGCTCGTGAACCGGACCGGTTTCATCTGATAAACAAGGTTAAATTGCCAGATGATACCCGACTGCGCAGGACACGGCAGGATACGAAAGCCTTGCCCGTTCGGATCCAAGACAGTCCAGGTTGTCGTCGCGAAAGAACTAATCACGGCAGCGATTGTCTCCGCTATTGCAGCCGTATTTGTCAGCGTGATTGAAGTCGTGGAAGATGCCAGGCAGATGAAGTTGCCGTTGTTGCTGGCGTTCGCGAATCCAGCAACGGCGAAGTTCACACCAAGGAAAGCATTATTCGCGCTAGCCGCGACAGCAGTCGTGTACGTATAGACGGCACTCGCGCCGTTTGATGCCGCAACTGAAGAAACCTGAATGGCCGGCCCACTTCCAGATACCTGAGTGCCTGGCGTAGCGTTCGGCGCGGCAAGTGGCGCAGAAGTACCTTCAGTACCGAATCCAGTCAACAGAAGCAGGTTGCCGTTAGCATCCTGGATCTGCATGATCGGGTTCAGAGGCAGGCTCTTACCCAGGGCAACGAGCGGCATATAGACAGAACCGATATCCGGATTGTTACCAAACGAACCTGAGCCGCCGTTACCAGCGCCCCAATTACCGTAGTAAAGAAGACTGTTGGGCAGCCAATTAACTAGGTACAGAGGACTCGCCATCGAGGAGTTAAACATCGTGCCGGTTGACTGAGTCAGTTCGCGGCCGGTCTCGACTAGACGCCACGGCTTCGGCTCTGCGGTGTTATTGATATCCACGACTATGCCGCGCTCAAGCCAGGCCAGATTCGTAAGCGAACTTCCATTCGGGTTCACAACCGCATAATCTTGTTGCAACGAATTAATATAAAATTGTGGCGCGTTGGCCTCATTCCATTTATGCGGAAACTGGACCGCGCAGATAGCGTTCATGACATTGTTGGCCGCAGTCAAGATGACTCGGGATGTCTGGCCACCGACATTAAGTATCGGCTCGAGGTCACCGAAAGTCTGCAGGATGTCTACTTCGTCCTGCAACGTCACGGTGGACTGAGAGTTGGGTATCATTTGTCTCCACTACGGTGTATAAGCTAGTCCCTGATAATCTACAAGGAACTCAGTACTGCCGCCTTCATTCACTACCTGCAAGAGATCCAATTTACTTGGATTAGGAAAAGCAGTTGCGAAACTCGATCCTGAGAACTTACCCAGGATAGCATTCATCGTCGGATTGGCGGGGTTAGTATTTGTGACGCCAGCTGATGTCAGATTCCAGACTACCTTACCACCCTCGTTCACGACCTGCATCAGGTCGTAGCCACTCGGATTCGCGAACGCTGTCGCTAAATTCGATCCTTCGTAAATACCAGGATATATGGTGCCAGAAGTAGGGACCGTGACTGCGCCAGTTTGAAACAGGCTCACTCCCGTATCCGATGCAACAGAACTAAAATTCATGCCCGGACCGGAAACGCCGGAAATATAAGCGGAGTCTACTATGGAGTAGAAAATAGATCCATTATATAAATAACTAGCTACGTTTCCTAAAGTCTCTACTCTGAGAATATCTCCGACATTTACTGCCAATAAGGTCTTGGAAAAAACCGTAGTGTTATCAACTGAGGCTTGAAGTGTGCTAGTGCCGTCACCGTTTCCGTCTATTACAACAGAATATCCTACAGAAAAATCAGAAACAGAGCCTCTAACTACTAAAAATATAGCCCCAATATTAGCTCCAATATTAACATACGCCCCAATAGTGGCTTGCGCATATTGATTATTTGATAGAGATTTCCCCGTATAGTATTCCGTCGCACTAAGAGAAGCATCTGCTTGTACACAGAGATTACTAGATACGGCTAAATCGCCTTGCCCAGAAGCTGTTGTCCAGTTTGCAGGATTTAGAGGCGATTCATCAGCGCGGTGAAAATTATCGGAAAAAATCTGTGAGTAAAGCCTAGACATGTCGCCTCGAAATACTTGGGATTAGGTCCGGAACCCAAGTCTGGCCGCCGGATCGGTAACTTCCCTACGACTTCGTTAGTCTTGCTGGACGCCTTCCGCGACTACTCGAGGCATAGCCTGCAAAGGCACCTCGCTGCTAGTAGGCGTATTGGTAGACTGGGTAAACATGGCTTGGAACTCTTCCCAGCCCTGCTTTGTATGATTCGCGATCTTACGAAGTTTCCCTGTGCCGTCTTTCCGGAACAAGAATTCCTTCGTATCGTTCGGTTCCCAACGCATGCTGCAGTTGTTGCACTTGCCTTCAACTCGGTTGTTGATAAAGGTGTGCAACGTGACGTTATAGTTAGGAACGCCGCCCAGAGGACCGAGCTTTCCGCCCTTCAGATGGCGGCAACGAGCCTGCTTGACCAACTGCTTCTCAACATGCGCCGCGCTGGACTTCTCACGCTGGGCGTTTCGAGCCAGACGAGAGGTTTCCTTTGCCTGTTCTTCTTCCGCGATACGGGCTTCCTTCGTGGCCAGAAGGTGGAGGAGAAGGTCTAGCTTCTCTTCCATTCCTCGGGGCTTTGCTGTCGGGAGGACCGGCGGAACGATTGACTTCGGTTGATCCTGGTTGGGATCATTTGCTTGATTAGACATACTACTCCTATGTCCTAGACTAGCTAGGCTGTGCCTGTTAGGGTGGGCAAACCCGTTACAACTTCGTTAGAATTGATAGTCTTGCGGACCGGCGTCAAGTTCGGCGTGGTTCCTGATGAAGTAAAGGCTTTCACGATAGATCATGCTGACTTCGCCGTCGGTAGGGCGGCCAAAAATCTGATGCGCCTTCGCTTCGGTCAGGATACCCTTCGTGATAAGTTGAACCAGGACGGTTCGCCAGCCGCGGAAGTCTTCGCCGGCGGGGAGGCCGTGGCGATCAACTCTGAGGACACTCCATTCGTATTGCGCGGGCGTTTGACAGTAGCAGATATACTCAACTCTGTCAGTTCCGGGGATGACGGCCCACAGGGCTACGGTATTGTACCAATTGTTGTCTATCGTGAAGCACTTCACGCCGTTCCGGCGGAGTTTAGCGATGAAATCACGGGTGCCGATCGCGTTGACTTTACGCGCTCTGGCGTTCATCAGGAGTTCTTGATTCTCCATCCGGTAACCGGAAACTTGAGAATCGGATTCTTCCTTGGCGGCTTGAAATGATTCCTTGACAAAATTCTTGTAGTCCTCTGGCCAGCGGACCCAGTTTGGGGTTCCGTCTGCCAGGAGTTTCTTTATCGTTTCTCGTGTAGTCTTTGTGTCGTGCTTGTGCTTCCAGGGATCGCGGAGGTCAGACCCGGAAACGACTTTTCTCATGTCGAGCATTGGGATTCCTTATTATATTTCTTCAAATATTGGATTGCCCGCTCTAAAACTTCTGTATCGTCCTTAAATCTTCCAAGACCGAAATTACAGTCTTTACAAAGAAGTCCTCTTATGCATTTTCCACAAGAATGACACTTTTCTAGACAACAATTATGATCGTGATCAACGTGCGGGGTCTGTATAAATGGACAATCACAAATAGCGCAACGATTTTTCTGTTCTTTCAATTTTAAATTAAAATCTTCTGCGGACAAATTGTAGCGGCTTAATCGAGTAAGAGACGCCTTCTCAGGATTATCTTTTTTCCAATCATTAGATATCTGTTTAGCCTTATCAATATTTTCTTCGCGCCATTTAGCCATCCTAATGGCGGCTTTCTTTTTATTCTTTCTATAAGATCTACGCCCTATTTCTCTAAATTTTTCCGGATTATTTTTTCGACGATTTCGTGCTTCTTCATTTAATTTTTCTTGGTTTTTCATTTTTCTCTCCTCGAAAGAGTTGGTCAGAGGCGTGTTCGAGGCACGCCCCTAACCTACTTTAATACATCCTAACACAAGTTGCAACTCATGTCAAGAGGTTTCTTTAAGTCCTTAATTTTAAAGGACTTATCTCATTGTATAGCCGGCACACTGTCGATATAGCGAATACGCTGGGTATTCACGCCAGTGGCCGGTGGCAACGTAACCGTCTGATGGAACTTATATGAAGCCCATCCGCCGATTGTCGCCGTCGGATCGAAGCTAGACGGAGGCGCGTCAGTAACAACGCGACACTCAATCGTGCGCCAATCGCCTTCATCAAGATCCGTGTCGCCCGGAACTTCAAGCCACACGCCGATCAAAGCGTAATTGCCGAACACGTATGTTCTGTAAGCGATCTTTCCGCTACCTTGATAATTGCTGGTCTTGGTAACGAAAGGAGTCTGACGGAACACGATGTTCGTGCCCGGAAGTTCGATTTCCATGGTCTGGTCAGCGCCACCCATCTTGTCGAACTTTTCCATATTGGCATACTTCCACAAATCAACGATTGAGTTATTCACTGTCGTTGCGTTGTAAATATCTCCCAATACGTTCGGGCTGATTGCGCCCATGAACTTACCCTTTTTGCAAGGCAGGACGTCTTCTGAAACAAGTTGCTGCTTCAGTTCACGAATCGTGCCGAGGTCAAGGGTAAATGGCGTAGACAGAAGAGCGCTCTGGTTAACATTGCTGTCAACCGTAGAGGCGCTGTCCGCCACGCCGGAATACAACTCGGAAATCGACTGTCCAGCCTGGTAACCAAGCTCAACGGCCGAATTTCCCACGAGCTCATCAATCGAAGCCGCGATGGCAAACGAAGAAAAGTTCGTGTAGTTGTTCCATTCTCCGACCTGCGCCGGAGCGCTGATCTGAGTGATTAATTCAGGATTACCGACTGTTCCGTCGGCATTCTGACTCGTATCTCCAGCCAGCGTGTTGTACTGGAAGAAGGTACGGTTGATACCGGCATGCAAGGGCTGTACACGACGTTCTGCACAAGCAACGAACGCGTCAGTTTCTCCCTTCAGATTCGGGATCAGTTCTTTGTCAAATAGAATCGCCTGAGCAGTCAAAACGTTTGATACGTTTGCTGCTGAGGGGTTTGGTCCGCTTCCCATAAGTCACCTTCAAAAGGTTAGACCCTTGAAGTTCGCGCTTTGTTGTAGGCCGCGATTACCCGGTCGATTTCTGCCCGACGAGCGGGATTCGCCCGCTCCTTCTTCATCTGATCACCGGTCCACTTCATGATCTCTTTCATCGTAAGTCCTGCTGGTTGCGTTACCGGACGCTGGCCCGAAGGCTGGCCGGGAACTAGACCCGCATTGACTCCCGGTCTACGCGTTGGCACAGGCGGATTAGGCGCTGCTGCCGGCACAACCGGTTGTGCTTCTACTGCTGCCTGCGCCGGTTGTATTTCCTGCGCTGTAGGCTGTATCTGTACTTCTTGTTGTGCTCTTAACACCTCAACGGGATTAGCCGTGGGTGCTATTTCTTCTACATCAGGACCTTTAACAGGTACCTGTTGTGGTTCCGTTGCCGCAAAAGCTAATTCGAGATTATCAACAGTCCACAAAAGGTCATTTTCCTTAATGTAGTCTGAGATAAGTTTTGCGTTTGCTTGGCAAGGAAAAAAGTCGTGCAAATGACGGCTCTTAAATTCGTCATTTACGTTTGCTTGTCGCTTTTCTTCGGCTCGAATAGCCTCATTTCGCTGATCTCTCATGATCTGGTCAGCGCGAAGTTTCCGATCGGCCTTTAGGACAACAGTCTCGTCGTCACTGTTGAGGTCCTGAGCCGCTTGAATCCTTTCCTGTTCTGACATCAAAGGCACGTCAGGAATCCTGATGGGATCAACGGGCTTTCTAAATGTCGTCTTCTGGTCTTTCAGGCGATGAAACGCCCGGGTAGCCTGGGTGTGGGCTTCTTTCTGCTTCCCGGCTAGCTCAATCCAATTGCGGGCCTCGAGATGCGTCGGTCGGCCGACCGGATTACCGTGGCCGTCATCGGCTTGATACTCTTGGACAAGCTTAACAATTTTACCTGCGGTATCACGATAAACCGTGATTCCTGCCGCAAGCAGGGCTAGATTTTCTTCCGCTATCCGAGCCGTCTCGGTGTCCACTAGGACTTTATCTGCCGCGGCCTTATCGGCGGCAGCTTGCGCATCGGCTGCCTGTTGATCAGCCTCAGCCTGATTAAACTCTTCTACGGCCGCATTCGGCTCCACAACTACTTCTTCTACCTGATCACCGGGTTCTGGTATCTCGCCGGCCATAACTTCAGAGATGACTCCGCGGCCTTCAGGAGTCAAAAGGAAAGCATTAACTTCTGCCAGCTTGGCTGGATCCTTGACAAGCTTATGTAATTCTTCAGATGACATTGAGACAAACTGTTCTCTAGTCATCGGGGTTGGTTCTGTCATTAGATTTCTCCCTACAATTGGATTGTCTTACCGTTATTTTTGTTCCGCGACAGCTTGTTCGGCTGTCGTTTGTTCCTGTGCTTCTTCTACGATTCCGTGCTGGACGTGAAAGTTGATGGAATCACGGACCAATCGAGTGAACTTGTTGACGTCATGGGCGTATGTCAACCGAGCCGCCGAAACCTGTCCATAATCTGGATCCTCGGGATCGGTGTTGATTGCTTTTGCCGTTGCCTGATTACATCCGGCTTCGATGATGGAAACTATGACCTGAAACCCGGGTAATCGAGTTACTTGACCCAGAGCTATCTTCTGACCTAACGTGAGCTCCTTCATCAGGAGCGGCTTATCCTTCTCTTTTTCTGCCATTGGTACTCCTTTGCGTTTCTATTGTTATAAATTTGTTTCGGAGCCGAAGCTTTCCGGATTGCTACTTGGTTGACCTGTTGCTTCCATATCCAGCGAGTGCTGCGTCGTCTGTCTCAAGACTTCCGCTCCAGCTTTTCCTAACTGCTTCTGATCTTCTAGTATTTGATCTTGCTGGAACTTCTGAGTCTGCGCCTGTTGCTGGCCCTGAATCTGGGCCTGCTGTAACGCCGCCGGAGAATTGGCATCGTGCTTCTGCTTCTCATCTGGCGTCATTGGGCGCAAGAAATTCTGACTGAACTTCCAACCCGCGGCATCCGTGAACGCCTTAAAGATAGCGATGCCGTCGAACATGTATCCGCCATCGGTGACATTAGACACAAACGTCGGGTTATTCAAGAGCTGGATAATGACCGGCAAAGCCTGGGCCATTTCTTTCTTGGCTCCAAGGTGGCTTCCCGCCAAGACTTCGTATTCAAACTTAGCTTGACGAAAATCAATATGATCTACTTTTGTAGTCTCGGCTTCCTTACCCAGTGCTTCTCCGAGAATGTCTCGCAGGACAGACGTCGGCAGAAGATCGTTATTCATGTCGTCCATCTGATACAACCACGGAACGAATATCTGACGGATGAAACGACTATCCGGACCATCTAGACGGCTCGCGTTAGCCTGAATAACGGCCGCAGCACCGGTGCCGGATCGCATACCAGTTGTCTTGATGCCAGCAGAGCCTACGCCCTGGACTGTCTGCTCGTTCGCACCGGAAGACGCGGTAGCACTTGACTGAGCCTGCTGAATCGCGGCCCAAGCGCCCGGGGGAATGGGGGGCATCTCGAGAAACTTAAATGCCTTATCAACGTCTTCATCTACTTCAATTATGCCGCCCTGCTTCCAGCGAATATTCTGTGTAGGAGCATTGAAACCACTTTTCCTAACAGCGGTAGGCTGCAAACCATAAGCAAGCAAATCCAAAGCCAGGTTCGTGACACCCTGCTCGACGAGTTGTTCACTTCCTATCAGGACTCCCAGCCCCTGGCCGTAAAAACAGTCAGGAATGTTACGCCAGTTTGCGGAGTAGAACGGAACCTTTCCGTACGGATTGGCTTCATTGCGAATCAGGATATAGTGTCCGTTAAAGGACAGCGCGACTATAACCCTGTCCTTATCCCAACGCTCCAGAATCTCCATCGGAGCCTGCATAGGATCCGCAGACGTCTTCTGGTTCGCCGGAACCGCATGCTGAAGATATCCAAGCATGCCTTCCGGGATCGTCAGGGAAATGTTCTCCATTCCCGACCTAATTCCATTGATGAATATATACTTCAGGACTTCTTCGCTCGGGATGACATAACCTTCTACGTCACGAAGCGCAGTAAGATCGTCGTAAGTCGCATAATCGCGATAAACAACCCACTTAGCACGTTGGATATCACCGTAGCGACAATTCGGATCGACAAGAACTTTTCGGATATCACAGTATTTAATCCACGGCCGAGAAATCAGGCGATCGAAGTACTCAATAATGACTTCGTCGGAATCCGGAGTATCCACCATTGTTGGGGGACCACCCATCGGATTCTGAATCGCTTGCTTCTGTTCCTTACGACGATATCGCTTCTGTTTCTCAGGATACTCTAGGTATCCCCACTTAGCTATGCAAGTCCCGAACAGAGCCATCTGATCTAACATACGCTCTGCTTCTTCCTCGAATTTCATATCCCATAACTGAGCTGAAAATAATGCGGTCTTTGCTCTCGTTATTTCTGGATCAACGCCCGGACGCGGACGAAGAAGAAAGGGCGGATCCTCATAAAAAATCCCCCCTGTAAGTTTTGGGACTATTGAACTTATGTGATTCGATAAGATGAACTTAGGCACATTAGCTTGCGCGACATTGCTGCCGTCAAATGCGGAAGCGGCAGCCGGACTTTGATAAAGTGTATCACAAAGCGTCCAGCCGGATGCCCACTGATTTATGTTGATGAAATTATCGGCAATAGCCGTATCATCAATAATGAGCTTGAGGGCGGCCTCATCATTAAAGCTCATCGTATTCGTTTCAGGATCTACGTG